CTGATTTGGAGACCACATTATGACAAGTCCAATTTCCATGATCATCTGTATCCACGATCCCCAGGAATCCTCCTGGACGATCGAGTGGGTAAAAGAGATCAGGACAGAGCACTTTGGCTTAATGCGCGTCGCCTTAGAGACTCATGCTTCAGGTGTAGAACAGTGTATGAGGTGCACAACGTATGGCCACGCTATTGATCATTCCAAGGATCAATTCGCGGTCGCGTTGGACGCCTTTATCACTGCTATACTTCCTGAGGGAGAGCCTAATCAGACCAGCAGCCCTTAATGTAGTCCTTCACTTCTATGAGGATAATCATGACCCGTGTTGGCGAACTGTACGTAACGGTGGTCGTCTCCGACGATCCATTAGACCCCATCGTCCCGACTTCTCAGGGCGATGGAGCTATAAAGATCTACGAAGGGACCGCCCTAATGTACCTTTTACCTGACGGGCTTGATTCTTCCGTGAGCAGTCTTCCCGAACGATTGAATCTTTCAGACGAAGAGATGTACGGTACTAGCGCAAGCTATGACCGTGCAGTATCTTTGAATGTGGATTTAGTCGGCGAGATGATTGCCATAGAAGATGTGCCTGGTGATGATCAGCTTCAATTAAATTTGGATAACTGATCATTGTTAGTCACGAAGGATTATATTTCAACCCTTCTATCCTAACGGATAGACTTTTGGCAGTATGCCATGAAAGGAGTTCAGGTTTTATGACTTGGACCGTAACGTCTCCTATCACGGGAGCGGCTCAAACGGGGCTGACAAGCCCCACTTACACAATGACGGCTGACACCGCCCCTGACAATAACGGTAAACAATACGCCGTTACTGCTCTGGGTGGTACGCAAACGGGCGTTGAATCTAGCTCGGTTGCGGCGCCTTTTACGTTGACGTTTGTTCGACCCAAGGTCTTTAAGGCCCTGGGTAAAGCAAATCCAACGACTGGCGTCATTTCGTCAGTTCCGCGGAACGTTTACAAGCAGATCACCAGGAAGGGGGTTATCCCTCTCTCTGGTCAGCCGTACGCAACGATGCTGGTTACAACCATCATCGAAGTGCCGGCTGGTTCTGATGTAGCCGATCCGGAAGACGTACGCGCTGCACTTTCCCTCCACATTGGTCAGCTATCTACCGCTAGTAGCGGTATTGGCGATACCTGTGTGACGGGGATCATGTAGTTCGAGTCTTCAATCGCATAAATCCTGACCCCTAAGGGGGTCAGTTGCGATCCATAAGGAGTGTAGGATGAGCCTTTGCTCTCACGTTCTTTATACGCATCTTGCTAGTGATCTTAGTAAAGCCCTTCCTACCTTGCCCTATGCTCGTCTCTTCGAAGGAAATCTTCGAGAGGCAGCTTGGCCAGGTATGACAGGGCGTGAGTACGCTTGTCTTGCACTGGGTGATTCACTCCTGAAGAAATTTCAGGATGATATCGGCCCAGATGCTGACAAGTTAGCTCTCACTAAGTTCCTTTCCTTTAACGACAAATGTAACGTTAAGGAACCCATCGATTACACCTCCATTACGGAGATCGAAATGATCTCCATAGGTGAAGCCTTAAGTCATTATCATGACTTTTGGTCTCGCCCTGGAGGGGACTATATACTTTCTGTAGAGAATATCCTGCAGAACTTAAATATAGGCCCTGGTGCTTCGGTGGGTGTGAAGGGGAACGACTTCTATCGAAAGATAGCGGCCGGTCCTCTCACTGGGACTCGAAAATCACTATACCATCTTTACCAGATGGAGACTTCTAAATACCCTCTTTGGCTGGAAACCGAAAAGATCCGGTTCGGCGAATTTGGGGGTTTCAAAGAAGTGCAAGGTAGCCGGTTATCGTTTGTCCCTAAGACTCGCGATATTTCTAGGACCATATGTACGGAACCCCTTTTGAATATGATGTTACAAAAGGGGATCGGTGCGGCTATAGAAAGGCAACTGGACAAGAGGTTTGGTATAAACCTTAGTGTACAGCCCAATCGTAACCGCATCTTAGCTCGTATCGGTTCGGAACGCGGTACTTATAGTACTATTGATTTAAGTAACGCGTCTGACTCGATAAGCCTCTCACTAATGCGGGCAATAACACCTCCATACATCCTTAGTTGGATGATGGAAGCCCGTAGTGAGCAGGTTGAACTTCCGGGAGGAAGTTCCGTTCCGTTGCATATGGTATCGTCGATGGGGAATGCATTTACTTTTCCACTTCAGACGATGCTCTTTGCTTCCATTGTCTTAGGGGTTTATAGGGCGTTAAATATAACGCCACATAAGCCTTATCATCACCGTGCTAACTACGGCGTCTTTGGAGATGACATCATTGTTGAGGCAAGAGCCTTCAACCTTGTTTGTCAGATCCTTACACGCTTTGGTTTCACTGTGAATGAGACTAAGAGTTATGGAAGTGGGCCCTTTCGCGAATCCTGTGGCTCCGATTTTTGGAGTGGCTACGACGTGAGAGGCATATACTGCCAATCTCTTCGTACCAAGCAGGACGTGTACTCACTGATCAACAGGCTCAACGTGTGGTCTGCAAACCATGGGGTAATTCTCTCCAGTACTATCCGCTATCTTCTTACCGGTGTAGGGAAGTCAATATACCCTATACCCGTTTGGGACGCAGATGATGCTGGTTTGAAAGTCCCTTCAAGCTTGCTACCACTTGGCTCGCTCGCTAAGAGTCGAAAGAACGGAAGCATACTTTATAGCAGGTATGCCCCGCGTCCGAAGACAATTAGCTTGCTTGCAGTTGACCAGCGGCCTGTAATACGCCATAAGTGGTTTAACAACCACCCAGGAGTATTATTAACCGCTCTCAGTGGGCACCTTAGGGGTGGCTCTATCGTTGAAAGAGTCGATAGGCCATACTACCAAATGCGGCTTGCATCAGCTCCGTGTTGGGACTGGTACAATCCGTGCTACTCGAAGTTAACGAGTAGCGGGTGGCATAAGTTTAGAACTTATGTCGAGCTCAACCTTGAGACCGTTGAGCTTCAAATCTCAGAGCGCCGAACCAGGAAGGGATTCTCGGTTCGGAGTTTCACGCTCTAAGATGAGTCCCAG